GGCGGCGAAAAGAAGTCTCCGCTGTCCCTGACGATCGAGGCGCTCCGGAAGGACATCCTGCAATATTCCGACCGGCTGATGCTTAACCCCAAAGCACATTCGGACGCCGCCGGGAAGAAACCGGAGAAAAAGTCGAAGCTCGCGGAGGTCCTGACCGGTGGCGGCTAAAAAATACCCGAACGAGGCTGTTGTGATGGGGTATGTGGACAGCATCGTTTCCGGACAGAAGGTCGCCTGCCGGGAACTGAAGCAGACTTGTGGCCGGTTCCTTCGGGATCTGGAAAACCCGGTCTACGATTTCCACCCCGGGGACGCGGAATTTGTGATCCGGATCATCGAAAAGACCTTTGTCCATGCGCAGGGCGAACGGCTGGACGGTACGCCGCTGCGGGGGGAGCCGTTCCTACTGGAGCCGTTCCAGAAATTCCAGATATACAACCTGCTGGGCTTTTTCCACAAGGGAACTCAGGTCCGCAGGTTCAACGAGGCATTTATTTTCATCCCCAGAAAAAATATCAAGACGTCCTTCGCGGCGGCGCTGGCCTGGGCCCTCGGCCTGGTCCAGCGGGCGAGTGGGAGCAAGGTCTACATCGTCGCGGCTGCGCTGAAGCAGTCTCTGGAGAGCTTTAATTTTATCAACTTCAATCTGGAGCAGATGGGCGAGAAGGACAACTTCCGGGTGATCGACAACAATCAGGAACACAGCATCCAGGGCGATCTGGGCGACGGATCTATTTTCATCCAGGCGCTGGCGGCCAATCCGGACCGGCAGGACTCGCTGAACTGCAACATCGCCATAGCCGACGAGCTACACGCCTACAAGACACCTAAGCAGTACAACATCATCAAGGAGGCCATGAAGGCCTACACCAACAAGCTGATGATCGGAATCACTACCGCCGGAGACAATATGAACTCTTTTTGCTACCGGCGGCTCCAGTACTGCAAGAAGATCCTCGACGGCACCGTGCAGGACGAGCAGTATTTTGTCTTTATCTGCAAGGCTGACGAGGACGAGAGCGGTGACGTGGATTACACAAATCCCGTGATCCACGAGATGGCGAATCCTGCCTACGGCGTGTCGGTCCGGCCGCAGGACCTCATGAATGACGCGCTTCAGGCCCAGAACGACCCGCAGCAGCGCAAGGATTTTCTGGCAAAATCCCTCAACGTATACACGGCGGCGATCCGGGCTTATTTCAATTTGGACGAGTTCCAGGCCAGCGACAGCCAGTACAACTGGACGCTGGACGAACTGGCCAAGCTGCCCATCAGCTGGTACGGCGGCGCGGATCTCTCCAAGCTGCACGACCTGACGGCATCGGCTCTGTACGGCACCTTGCATCATTACAAAAAGCCGGACGGGACTGTGTGCGACGTTGACATCATCATTCCGCACGCATGGTTCCCGATTATCGCGGCCCATCAAAAGGCAGATGAGGATGGGATCCCGCTGTTCGGCTGGCGGGACGACGGGTAGCTGGACCTCTGCAACAGCCCGACGGTCAATCATGCGGATGTGGTCAACTGGTTCGTGGCCATGCGCAAGCGCAAGTTTAAGATCCGGCAGGTCGGCCATGACCGGAAATTCTGCCGGGAGTATTTCATCGGCATGAAGTCCGCCGGCTTCAACATCATCGACCAGCCGCAGTATTACTACAAAAAATCCGAAGGTTTCCGGCGGATCGAGCAGAAAGCCAAAAACGGAGAGCTGTACTACATGCACTCCGAAGCCTTTGAATACTGCGTCCAGAACGTGGCTGCGGTGGAAAAGACAGACGACATGATCCAGTATGAAAAGGTCCAGCCGGAGCAGCGGATCGACGTGTTCGACGCGGCGGTGTTTGCCTGCATCCGCAGTCTGGAGGCCGAGGAAAAGGCAACAAAAGCAAAATCGTGGTGGGGTGACGAATGAGTAGAAAAGGAAACAGTTGGTGGCCGTTCCGCAAGCGGGCGGCTTCCCGGGATGCGGGCCTGTCGTGGCTGTGCAGCCCGGACGCATATGAGACGCTGTGCGTCCAGGGCTACACCTCGCTGGCGCACAACCCGGAGATCATGATGGCGGTGGGTAAGATCGCCGACCTGATCTCCAGCATGACGATCCACCTGATGGCCAATACATCCAAGGGGGATGTAAGGTTAAAAAACGAGCTGTCTCGGAAGATCGACATCAATCCCAATCGCTACATGACCCGGAAAACCCTGATCTACACCATCGTGCGGACCATGCTGCTGGACGGCAACGGAAACGCCTTTGTTTACCCCGTGACGCGGGACGGCCTGCTGGAGGACCTCATCCCGATCCCGCCCAGCTCCGCCGCCATGGTGCCGGACCAGACGTTTGGCTACACGGTGCAGATCGGCGGCGTGGAATACAGCCCGGATGATGTGCTCCATTTCGTGGCCAACCCGGACCCGGAGCGGCCGTGGATGGGTCAGGGATACCGGATCTGTCTGAAGGACGTCGCCCAGAACCTCAAGGAGGCGGCGGCTACGGAGCGGGGGTTTATGGAGTCCAAATGGAAACCGTCGCTGGTGATCAAAGTGGACGCCAACGCTGAAGAGTTCTCCTCGCCGGCGGGCCGGAAGAAGCTGCTGGACGAGTACATTGCGACGGACAGCGCCGGCGAGCCGTGGGTCATCCCCAGCGAGTTTATGGACGTGACCCAGATCAAGCCGCTGTCCCTCACGGATCTGGCCCTCGCTGACAACGTCACGCTGGACAAGCGGACCGTGGCGGCGATCATCGGCGTACCGGCCTTTGTGGTGGGCGCCGGGGAATTTAAGCGGGACGAGTGGAACAATTTCATCGTCTCCCGCGTGATGCCCATTGCCCAGAGCATCCAGCAGGAGCTGACGCGGAAGCTGCTGCTGTCTCCGGACTGGTATTTCAAGCTGAACGCCCGGTCCCTGTACGCCTACGACCTCAACGAACTGTCTCAGGTCGGCGACGACCAGTATATCCGCGGCATCATGACGGGCAACGAGGTCCGGGACTGGCTGGGGCTCGACCCCATGGATGGACTGGACGATCTGGTGATCCTTGAAAACTACATCCCCCGCGGGATGATCGGGGATCAGAAAAAATTGAATGGAGGGTCTGACGATGGAACGCAGTGAACGACAGGTGCGCGCGGCCCAGTCCCGGTTTGAGACCCGGGAAGAGGGCGGCGAGCAGTACATTGAAGGTTACTTCGCGGTGTTTGGGAGTAACTATGAGCTTTGGCCCGGGGCCACCGAGAGCATCGCCCCCGGCGCGTTTGCAAACACCCTTGGGAATGATGTTCGCGCCTTGATCGACCACGAGACGAGGCTTGTGCTGGGCCGGAATAAGGCTGGGACTCTGGAGCTGCGCGAGGACGCGCACGGTTTGTGGGGCAAGATCCGGATCAATCCGAACGATACGGACGCCTTGAACCTTTACAACCGGGTGCAGCGCGGCGACGTGGACCAGTGCAGTTTCGGGTTCCGCATTGTCCGAGAGGATACCGAGATCCGCGAGGACGGCACCGTTCACTGGACGATCATGGAGGTCGAGCTGTATGAAGTATCTGTAGTCACCTTCCCTGCCTACGAGGATACGGCCGTGAAGGCCCGGAAACGGGACTTCGCGGAGATCGAATCCCGGCGCGGCGCCAGCTGGCGGGCGGAGATGACCGCAAAACTGAAAGGAGAAAGCAATGGCACTTAAAGTACTGATGCTGAGGAAGAAGATCAGCGAAAAGACGGCGGCTCTGGAAGAGCTGCGCCGCGCGGCGGAGCAGTTTGCGACCAGAGAAGCCGAGCTGGAGCAGGCCATCGAAGAGGCCGGCACCGACGAGGAGCGCGCTGCCGTCGAGGAGGCGGTGACCGCCTTTACGCAGGAGCAGGCCGACAACGAGGCCAACCAGACCGCCCTTCAGTCCGAGATCGAGGCGGCGGAGAACGAAATCAGAGAAATCGAGGAGAAGGCCCCGGCGCAGAAGCCCGCGGCCCAGAGAAAGGAGCATCACAGCTTGGAGACTCGTGTCAAATTTTTTGGTATGAGCGCGCAGGAGCGCGACGCATTTTTTTCTGACCAGACGGTCAAGGATTTTCTGACCCGCGCCCGGGAGCTGGGCCGCCAGAAGCGGGCCGTCACCGGCGCGGAGCTGCTCATCCCCACCGTGGTGCTGGATCTGGTGCGGGAGAGCGTCCAGCAGTACAGCAAGCTGCTCAAGCACGTCCGCCTGCGCAGCGTCCCCGGCAAGGCCCGTCAGAACGTCATGGGCGCGATCCCCGAGGCCGTATGGACCGAGATGTGCGCCACCCTCAATGAGCTGGCGCTGTCCTTTACCGGCGTCGAGGTGGACGGCTACAAGGTCGGCGGCTATATCCCTGTTTGCAACGCCGTGCTGGAGGACTCCGACATCGCGCTTGCCTCTGAGATCATCTCCGCGCTGGGGCAGTCCATCGGCTATACGCTGGACAAGGCCATCCTGTATGGCACCGGCACCAAGATGCCGCTGGGCATTGTGACCCGGCTGGCGCAGACCGCCAAGCCGGATTCCTATCCGAGCACCGCCCGGAGCTGGGCAGACCTCCACACCAGCAACATCAAGACCATCACCGCCGCCAACAGCACCGGGGTCAAGCTGTTCCAGAGCATCGTCACCGGCTCCGCCGCGGCCAAGGGCAAGTATTCCGCCGGCGCCAAGTTCTGGGCCATGAGCGAGGCTACCTACACCACCCTGATGGCGGAGGCCCTGACCATCAACGCCGCCGGCGCGGTGACCTCCGGCATGATGCAGACCATGCCCGTGGTCGGCGGCGCTATCGAGATCCTGGACTTTATCCCGGACAACAACATCATCGGCGGCTACGGCGACCTGTACCTGCTGGCGGAGCGCGCCGGCACGGCCATCGCCCAGAGCGAACACGTCCGCTTTATCGAGGACCAGACCGTTTTCAAGGGCACCGCCCGGTATGACGGCCTGCCCGTCATCGCGGAGGCCTTTGTGGTCCTCGGCCTGAACGCGACCGCGCCCACCACCTCCGTCACCTTCGCGGCAGATTCCGCCAACACCACGTCCACCGACACGCCCAGCCAGGGCGGCGGGTCCGGCTCCGACTAAGGGGTGACGCAGCATGATGAGCGGGGCACTCGATCTGCTGAAGTTTGACCTTCAGCGCAGCGGCGTTGAGCTCGGTGACGAAGCATACCTGATGTCCCTCTTGCAGGCTGCGGAACAGAGCTTGACCCGGCAGGGTATCCAGCCCTGCGGCGATTATGACTACATCCAGACTGTCGTGGGAACGGCGGCCTGGATGTACCGCAAGCGGATCAACGGGGAGAGCGAGCCGGCGTATCTTCGCCGGCTGCGCCTCGACCTGCTGTCCTCCCAGAAAATGCGGGGTGACGCCTATGCTTGATTCCGGGATCTGCATCATCTACGCAGCGACGTGGGACGAGACGTCCATCCCCAAAAAACGGACGCTGGAGCAGAAGGCCAAGCTGTGCTTTGAGGAGCGGACGGTCGGCATCACCCGGAACTATGAGGCGGCCAGAAATGGCCGCCATGCCGACCGGCTGATCCGCGTCTGGAGGACCGCCGCGCGGATCCGTGTAAACGACATCTGCGAGATCGGCGGCGTGCAGTACCACATTATCCAGGTGCAGTACACCACGGATGCGGACGGTCTGTTGGTCACAGACCTCACGCTGGAGGAGAACGATGGGCAATAGCGTTGACGTCGCGAAAGCATATGCGGCCATTGCCGGAGCACTGGTAGACTACGGCGATGAGATCAAGCAGGGCCTCGCGCAGGATGTGGAGTCCACCGGCAAGGAGTGCCTGAAGCTGGTGAAGGAGTATTCGCCCAGGCGAAAAGGCAAGCGCGGCGGCGGGTACCGGAAGGGCTGGCGGGGCCAATCTACAACAAACCGCACTACCGCCTGACGCACCTGCTGGAGGACGGACACCTGAACCGTGACGGGAGTCGCACGGAGGGCAAGCCCCACATCGAGCCGGCGGCGCGGGCGGCGGAAGCGATCCTGATGAAAAAGGTCGAGCTGACCATAGGTTCGGCGGGGAGGGATGATTGATGACGCTGACGGAAGTCCGTGACATGCTGGCGGAGACCGGCATATCGTTTACCTATCATCACTGGGAGAACCCGCCGGGCCTCCCCTACGGCGTGTATCTTGACCCCTACAGCAATAATTTCGCGGCGGATGACATCGTGTATCTGCCCGTCACCCACGTGCAGATCGAGCTGTACGCCGACGAGAAGGATCCGGAGGCCGAGGCCTCCATTGAAAGCGCTCTGACCGCTCGCGGGATCTATTACGAAAAGGAATGTACCTACATCCCGGATCAGCGGCTGTATGAAACAATCTACGAAATTGAGGTGTAGCAAATGGCAGAAAACAAAGTGAAATATGGTCTGAAGAACGCGCACTACGCGGTGCTGTCCGTCAGCGACGAGGGCGTGGTATCGTGGGGTACGCCGGTGGCCATTCCCGGCTCCGTGAGCCTGTCTCTGGACGCGCAGGGCGACCCCAGCACCTTCTACGCGGACGACGTCGCGTATTTCGTCACCGCCGCCAACGACGGCTACAGCGGCTCCCTTGAGGTGGCCCGGATCCCGGACAGCTTCCGCACGGACGTGCTGATGGAGACCGAGGACGAGACGGCCAAGGTGCTGGTGGAAAACGTGGGGGCGAATCCCAAGTCCTTCGCTCTGCTCTTTGAATTTGACGGCGACCAGAAGGCCACCCGGCACGTGCTGTATAACTGCACAGTCACCCGTCCCAGCATCGCGGGCAATACCACCACCAACACCAAGGAGCCCACCACCGAGACCATGACCATCACTGCCGTGGCCCTGAAAAACGGCAACATCAAGGCAAAGACCACGGCGTCCACCACCGACACCGTGTATAACGGCTGGTACAACGCCGTGTGGACTCCCACGGAGGCGGGCTGATGGTCAAAGAGATCGAAATTGACGGCCGCCCGGTAAAATTCCGGGCCACGGCGGCGGTCCCCCGACTGTACCGCATCAAGTTCCGCCGGGACATCATGCAGGACATGCGTGAGATCGACGCCGCCCTGAAGAAGGCCGAGACCGGCGAGGAATGCATTCCGCCCCAGCTGCTGGAAGTGTTTGAGAACGTGGCGTTTATCATGGCACGGCACGCGGCTCCCGAAATGCCGGAGACCACGGTGGAGGAGTGGCTCGACGGGTTCGACGCCTTCTCCATCTACGTGGTCTTCCCGGAGCTGATGGACCTCTGGCGGGCCAACAACCAGCCCCTCGCAAACGCTAAAAAAAAACAAGAGCGACCGACCGTGAGCTGACCACGGCACTTTTCCTCCTGCGTGCGGCGCAGCTTGGGATCCCCATTCGGGACCTTGAGCTGCTGACCATCGGCATGGTGACAGACATGATGATCGAGGCTGGCAATGACAGCTGCGACTATGACTACCTGCCCACGCAGGAGGATTTTGATAAGTTCTGAGGTGTATTATGGCGAGAAAAATCAAAGGCATCACCATTGAGATCGGCGGCAACACCACCAAGCTGGACAAGGCCATCAATGACTCCAACGTCCAACTCCGGACCATGCAGGGCAACCTGAAGGACGTGGAACACCTGCTGAAAATGGACCCGAAAAACACAGAGCTGCTGGCCCAGAAACAGCGGATCCTTGCGGAAAGGGTCGAGGCCACAAAGGATAAGCTGACCATGCTCAATGGCACTATGAAGGACGCCCAGGAGGCTTTAGCTCGCAACAATGCGTATGAAAAGCTGTCGTCCGATCTGGAAGCCGCGAAGCAGACGGCCACCGAGGCCGGAGACGAACTGGTAGCGATGCAGAATAAGCTGGAGAAGCTCCAAAACTCCAACGCCCCCGGCGCAGCCGAGCAGATCAAGGAGACCGAGGAGGCCATTGTCCAGCTCTCAGATACCGTCGATTCCGCCGACGCCGAGGTGCGGGAGCTTCAGGCAGCGCTTGACGGGATCAAGGGGCCGAGAATGACGCAGGACGAGTTCGACGCGTTCCAGCGGGAGGTCATCGAGACCGAGCAGGCCACCAAGGACGCGGAAAAGGCGCTTGCTGATTTTAACAGCGGCATTGACGAGTTTAAGCGGAAGGCAACCGAGGTCTCCGGCAATGCCGGAAAAATCAAGGACGCTTTTTCTCCTGTGACCAAGGCCGTCGCCGGTATTGCCACCGCCGCTGTTGCCACGGTTCCTGCCACCGAGGAGCTGCGCTCCGACCTCTCCAAACTGGACAACAACGCCAGAAACGCCGGGGTAGGCGTGGACGCGGCCCGGGACGCGTTTGAGAAGTTCGCGGTCGTCAGCGACGAGACGGACAGCTCCGTGGAGGCGGTGTCCAACCTCCTGCAAGGCGGATTCACGGAAAGCAACCTTCAGGAAGCCCTTGAAAATCTGGCCGGGGCCTATCTGGCGTTCCCGGATACCATGAAGATCGAGAGTCTGGCGGACAGCTTGCAGGAGACCCTCGCCACGGGCGAAGCAACCGGCCAGTTTGCCGAGCTGCTGGACCGCCTAGGAATCAGCACGGAGGAGTTTTCCGATAATCTGGCTACGTGCACCAGCGAGGCGCAGAAACAAGACCTCGCCCTGAGCACCTTAGCCAATGCGGGCATGAAGGATGTCTATAACGGCTGGGTCGAAAGCAACGAGGAGCTTGTGGCCAACAAAAACGCGAGTCTGGATCTGAAACAGTCTCTGGCGGATTTAGCGGAGAGCATCCAGCCGCTGGTGACCAAGGTGACGGAGTTTGCCTCAAAGTTTTTGGACTGGTTTAACTCCCTCGACGATGGCGCTAAGACGACCATCGTCACGATCGCCGGGCTGCTGGCGGCGATCAGTCCGGTGGCCGGGGCCGTGGAAAAGGTCTCCGGGGCATTGCCGGGGCTGATTGACCTATTCGGAAAGCTCAACACCAGCACGGGTCTAACAGTGGCCGGAATCATCACATTTGTCGCCCTTGCCGCGCAGGTGATCTCTGCATGGAGCGATATGAGCTCGTTGGAACGGGCTGTGTCCGTGCTGGGCCTGCTGCTGGTGGCCGTGAGCACACTGGCCGTTGCGCTGGGCGCCCTGACCGGCATCGGCGGCGCAGTCCTGGCGGCCGCCGGCATCGCGGCAGGTATCGCTATGGTGACGGGTGTCGTCAGCTCCGTCAACAAGCGCCGGTCCGCCGCCAATGACACATCCCTCAACGCCTACCCGGCCTATGCGGACGGCGGCGTCATCCCGCCCAATGACCCGTATCTCGCCCTTGTGGGCGACAACAAGCGGGAGCGGGAGATCATTGCGCCGGAATCCACCCTGCGGAAGATCTACCGCGAAGAAAGCTCCGCCCGGGGCGGCTCCTACGCCGGCAGTCAGACGGTGGTCATGCAGGTGGACGGCGTGACGTTCGCCCGGGTCATGGCCCCCTATATGGACGGCGAGGAGGGCCGCCGGGGCGTGAGCATCATCGGAAAGTGAGGTATTTATGGACGGTATCACAATAGTGAGGTATTTATGGACGGTATCACAATGGACGGCATCTTTTACGATGTCAGGGTCAAATACGACACGCTGGACCGGGCCTTTCGGCTGACGGAGGGCGTCAACGCCGGGGACATGCTCTCCGGCCGCCATGAGCGGGATCTGGTGGGCACCTACTACAACTACTCCCTTCAGGTGGAGCCAAACCCCAAGAACCGGGCGGCCTACGATGCCTTTTATCAGGCCATCAGCGCCCCGAAGGACACCCACTCCATCACGCTGCCTTATGGGCAGGAGACGATCACTTTTGACGCCATGGTGGAGAGCGGCGCGGATCGCTACCGGGGCGAGGTCGGCGGCGAGCGCCGCTGGACGGGCCTGACGGTCCAGTTTTCCTCCGTCAAGCCCCAGCGGACGCCCTGACGGAGGTGCATCATGGCAAGCGGCAATACGATCAAATACGGGGCGTTTACGTTCACGCAGGACAAGATCAAGGACGGCACCATGTACCGGAGCCGGGACCTGCTGTCCGCGTCGCTGGAGGTGGACACCCTGACGGTG